GCTATTAAACTTTTATTTAATTCCGGAGTTATTTTACCAAACTCTTTTTCTAGTTCGATTCGTTTTTCTGCAACCTCAAATTCTACACCTTTTTGTCTAATTAACTCTTTATCTTGTTTTCCTAACTCTAAGAAATCCATACTAACATCGTTAATACGTTTTCTTATAGTTTTTTCAGCATTTACACGTTCACGATTGGCTTCTTCTATAAGTTCTTTTTGTGCTGTAAGTTCTAAGTTTTTTACTTCAAGTTCAGCTTTTTTTCTAAAAGTAGGTATTGTACCTAATAATTTTCCTTCACTTGTGTCCTCATTAAATAGTTGAAACTCAGAATCAGCTACTAATTTCTCAAAATCTGCTTGAGTTATACTATCGTCTTTACCAGTGTTTATTTTCTTTTTAGCTTCTGCTAAAAATTCTTCTCTTTCATTTTTTTGTCTTTCTGTGTATGCTTTTACATTAGCTTCTAATTTCTGAGTAACAGCTGGTATACTTCTATTTTGGAGTTGCTCTATTTGATATCTTAATTTTTCTCCACTATATACAGTTTCTTGAACAGGTACCCGAGGAAAGGCAGTTTTTACAATGTTTTCAAATGCAGCGTTCCGTTGATCTAAAGTCATATTTTTATTTATTTGATTTAATTCTGTTATACTAGCAGTAAAGTTATCAACCAATGCAGCAAACTTATCTGGAAACTCTGCTAACTCATCTAAGTTTGCACTACTTAAATCTAATGTAGGTTCTGGTATAGTTTCTACTGTTTCTGTATTTTCGGATGAAACAGGAACGTCTATTTTTTTAATTTTAATGCCTATATTTTGTGAAGAGCCTGCTAAATAGCCTGCTTGTACTCCTGGTTCTTCTGTTTCAGTTAGATTTTTTATGTCTAATGGAAGATTCTGTCCTCTAGGTGTTCTAATACGAATAGGGTTAATACTATAAGGTCTGTTAGCAGGAATACCTGCTCTTAACTGCCTCTTTACTTGTTGTTGTAAATACTGTGGATGATTTAATGATATATTAGGAAGTAACTTATCATGTTTTTTTGTTCTAAAATTATACAAGTAAGTGTCAGTACCTTGTCTAATTATGTTTTGAAGATTTTTAGCTGTCTCTTTTATAAATTCTTCTTCTGTTCCACCTGCCATAGTTATTTCAGTTTCTGTAAATTTTTTTAAATCTTTTAAATCTTTTTCAGTGGTATTAACACCAAATAGTCCAGGTATATCAAACTGTGAATTTAAGAATTTACCTACTCCTGTACCTGTAAACCAAGGTAAGGCTAATTTTAATGCAGAACTAATTAGATTCTTAATCCCTACAAGCCATTGCATAACCCTACTAGTACGGCCACCAGTAAAAGCAGTTTTAAATGCTTGAAAACCCCCTCTCCAACCGCCACCTGCTTTAAAGGCTTTTGCACCAAGTGCACCACTCTTAACAATAGGACCAGGTCCAAAAAGCTTTAAACTTATTCCTGAAGCAGCAAGAGCAGCTGCAATAGTAACTCCTGTTTTAATTCTTTCTCTTACGTCATCTTTTGATTTATCTTTAGTTTTAGGTTCTGGTGGTGGTGTAAGCCATCCTGGTTTAGACTGTGGATGAAGGTGAGATGTCATTGTATCTGTTAAGTTTCCAGCCTCATCAATAATGGCACCTTCAAAACCATACCCATTAGGGTCTGCATTAGTTATTGGACCCAAAGCAACTGGTAAATTCGGATTTCCTTCTACTGATAAATCATAAGCAAATCCAAAATTTTTCCCATGTGTATGAGCATAAAATGCCTCTTTTATAATTTTATTTACATAATTAGGATCTGTAAGAACTTTTCTGTTATCAATATCTACTGGCTTTCCACGTTTTTGATTATATGCCATCTTAACACCTTTTACAGCAAAACCAACTATCACACGCCTTGTATCTTTTTGAAGTTGTTTTAATGCTTCTTCTTTACTTAGTGATCTATCTTTAACATTAAAATCAATTACAGACCATCCAGCTTGTTGCTCAGTTCTTCCAGTTGTGCCAGCTTTTGCTGCACCCACACCATAAGAACCACTAGCAATATCCCCAGTACTAGTACTACTACTACTACTACTGCCATTACCACTAGAATCACTACTAGAATCACCTGATTTTCTATTTCTCTCTCTCGCTTCAATTTTAGCTTTTTCAACTTTATAATCTGCTACATCTTTTTCATACTCCCCTACCATTCTACGTAACTCAGCTATTTTCTTATCAATCTCATATCTATAGTTAGCAACTTCTCTCTCAAGATCAAGGACAGTAACTGCAAGTTCTTTTTTACGTACTTCAATATCTAACTCACCACGCTCCCTTATACTTAAATAATTATTTAATGCTTCTAAAGCTACTTTACTAGCACCTTCTTCTCCTTCAATTAACTTTGCATTAGCACGCTCCATTTTCTGGATACGTAACTCTTCAGCCCGTCTAAAAATTTCAATTTCTTTTCTAGCATTGGTTTGACGTTGACGGAATAATTTTTCTTCTAAACTACGACGAAAATCAGCTAATTCTTTTTCAAGGTTAATCCTTTGTTTATTTACAATTTTAACATTTTCTTTTTGTTTCTCTTGTGTTTTGTAGAAATCTAGTTGGTCTAATTCTTCTTGTAATTCTTTAACTCTATTTTGTAAAGTTTCTAATTGATTATAAAGTCGATTTAACCCCCTTCTAGAAAATTGGACATTTGAAGCACGATTTTGATTTTCAATTATTTTATCTCTCTTTTCTAAAAACTCAGACTCAAATTTTCTAAGTTCTTCTATAGCTTTAGCATAGTCTTCTTTTTTACTAGCAAAAGCTGCATCAACCCTGGCTCGATTTAATTCTCTTAATGCTCGCTCTGCACCAGTTAAAGCATCATCTGCTTTATTAGCATTAGCTGCTAAATCCTTTAAAGCTTGATTTGCTTTTTTCTGTTGATCAGCTTTATCCCACTGTCTTTGTAATCTCCCCCACATATCAACTAAAAATGTAATAGCTGCATAAACTATAGCAATTCTAGATGAAAATACTACAAATTGCCATCCTCGAGTTAAGAGAAACTTACCAACATTTTTTAGATTTATATTGAAAGTAAGTAAGTTTTTAGCTGCTTGGGCTGTTTTTTTAGAAGTCTCCCCAATTGCTGTAGAAGCTGCGACCAAAGAAGCTTTAAATTGTGGTGGTATAATTGCTATTGAATTTACTGCAGCCCCTATTTTCTTAAGTGCTATAACAACTTCTATAGCAAATTTCTTTATTATGGCTCCTAAAATTTGAAGTTGCTTACTAATAAAAATCCTTGCTTTTTCAAAAGCTGCAATTACAGGTTTCCAAGCAGTACGAAGAGTAATAAGACTAATAATTAAACCAGCAACTGCTGTTACACCAATCCTATCTAATACTTGAAAAGTAATTTTTAACTGTGTTATATACCTACCCACTGGTGATTTAATTAAATCACCATAAATACGTAAAAGATCACCAAATTGACCAAGCACTACAGCTAGAATACTTGATAAATTTGATATAATCTGAACTAAAGCTTTAAATTTTTCAACAGCAAGTGTTTTAACACCTTTAAATAAATTACTTAACCCAAGACCTATTTTTGTAATTGACTCTGTGACTTTTCTAAAGATATTTTCTAATGGAGTAAGAGCTTTTACTAATTCATTTTTTAATGCTTGTACTATTTTAAGTAATTCTTCTTTAATTTTTTCAGTAGTTACACCTAACCCAGCAGTTAATTTACCAATAGTTGGACTAGTAATTCCCTTTGTTGCAACTGTTATTAAACTACCTACTGCCTTTCCAGCTGTTATAGCAATATCTTCTAGTTTATCTAATGTACCAGTAAGTATCTTATAAACTTGAGTTAAACCATCAAGTAAAGGCTGGAGCATGCCTCTACCAAACTTGCGCTGCAATTCTTCAAAAATTTCAGCAATGTTAGATGTAACACCTAAAAAGCTTTTAGCTGCTAATGCTTGTCCAGCTACTGAATCTGCTAGTTTTTTCTTTAAAAATCCTACTACTCCTTCAGCTGTTCCTTTAGCTTTTTTAACATCTTCATTACCGATACCTAGCGCATGTGCTAGATACGAGTCAAGAGTTATATCACCACGTAAAATAGAACCAATTTCTTGTCTAGCTTGACGTAGTGGTAATCCAAACGTGCCTAATGCAGCACTAAATTGAATTGCTAAATCTTCTGCATCTTGTAAATTTCCTCCAATTGCTTGTACCTGCTGAGAGACTACACTAAAAACTTCAATAACACCTTCAGATGTAACACCAGACAGCTCTAACGACTTTGTTCTAATAGAATCAATATGACCTTCTATCTTACCTGTTAATGTTTTAATTTTCTCTATTGGGTCAGTTATTTCTACCCCATTACGAATTACTTTACTTGTGCTAGATAATGCTGTTTGTGTTTTTAAGATTGTCTCCTGTAAACGTATCTCTCTACCTACTGTATTATTGAAAAATCCTGTATAAGCAGCTTGTAATACACCAACAGCTTCTTTAACCGCAAATAAAGAAAAGCCGATCTTAGCTACATTATCAACTAAACTCATCACAGCAGTATTTGCTGCAACACTACTAGTCTCTAAAATGTTATTAGCTTTAGATACTTCTATAAGCTCTCGAGCTGCTCCAGGGGCTGCTACAGCAACATTCTTTACCCCAACAGCAAGTTTTTCTACTTCTTCTACTCTTTCTCCTACTTCTGGTACTTTCTTGACAATCCCATAGATCTGTTTAGTAGATTCAGCAGCACCTTGTAGATTTTCTTTTACTTTATCAAAATTCTCTGAGAAGGTAATCTTTTTCTCTTCTTCTAGTTCCTTGGTAATCTTTTCTACTTCTTCTAATTTCTCTTTAGCTTTTTTTACATCAGCTTCTACTTGAATTGTATAATCAGCCACTCCCTGTTACTCCGACTCAGTACACTACTCTCATAATAGCCCATCTCCAGCTTCTGCTGGGCTTACCAACGCAGCAAAAACATGCATTGGAATTTGACGATTGTGAATCAACTCCCTCAAAACAAGCTTAGTCCCCTCATCTGGACCATTAGCTATATCAACTTCTGGTTTCCAGTCAGGAAATGGTAAAAACTCTTTTGGTGTTACCTTTGGTGCTGAATGACGAGATCCACTTAATCCATGAGCAACATTTAAAACAAGATGTGCTAGTTTAGCAACAGTTATTGAATCTTCATTTGCTTGTCTTTGTTCATGACTATTTAAATACCCAAGTAAGTTACGAATAGTCTTTGCAGGAGTCCTAAGAAATCTTTCCCTAGGAAAATCACTACTTAAAACTGATACCTTAAATCGTAAATATATCTCTTCCCAATCACAAGGTTTACTCTTAAGAAATTCAATACATCGTTTATAAACAACATCTAAGTCTGGTTCACTGGTAACTTTCCCTCAGGCCAACCATCCCTTTCCCAGAGAATCAATTGAAAAATTTCTCCCATTACTTTACTAGGAATTGATTCTGTATCTGCTTCGGTCCAGTCTGGTAGGAGTTCCCAAGTTTTCTTATTACCTAATTGAGCCTCACCTCGATAACGTATAAACACAGTGACAAAAACAACTTGTTGTTCTGTGACACTCATACCTGCTTTTTGCAAAGCATTTAAATCATCTATATAATCATATAAAATTTCTGAATCTTCATCACCTTTAATACTGGATAGTAAGTCTAAAGCTTCTTTAACTGGGATCTTCTTATCTTTAGCAACACGCTTTGCTAATTTAATAGATTCATATGTAGACCTAGATTGTTCCCTCGTTAACCTTTCAATTTCCTTTGCTTCACCAGGTACTAAGTCATGATAAATAGGAAACCTAAATGGTGGTATCTCATGGTATTCTTTAACAGGGAATAACAAACCTGCATACTTACTCGAACTCATGAGTAACCTCAAGGGTGGTACTCCACATACGAATGGGGTAGGACTGGTTTAGAACCTCATCCGGGAGCTGGATCCAAATACTAGCATCATTATTCGCTAACCGGATAGTCTTATGCACCTGATCAGGTTCTAGGTACAAAGCTCCACAGTGTAGCTTCTCATTCTCTATGTGACAGTTAATTGCATAGATTGTATTGGCAACACCAAGTAATAAATCTTGTGATTTCATAGCCCTGCAAAAAAGCAGGGCTAGTATAACTCAGGCACCAGTTCTGAAAAACGTAGTAGCTCCTTGGATTGGACGATAAGTTCCTGTCGCAGAAGCAGACCCATCTGAACCTACTTTTTGTAACATTGCACCATTAGCAATGTTCAACCTATAAATTGTATTAGCCTTAAGATTACCGGCTGGATTGACTGTAACAGTATGCCCAGACAAAGTTACAACTGCAGTAACTTTTTTATTGCTTGCTGCCTCTTCTAAGCTGTATCCCTCTGTTGCTGTAGAACTCAATTTAAGTTGAGTTAACGCTGAAGTACCATCACTAGTATATTTAACAGTAATACTATCTCCTTTAGGATGATTGAGTGAGTTATTTGCAGGATCAAATACTAGTTCACGTGTATCCTCAACAAGGAACAGCAATGTAGAGAATACACCACCAAAAGCAATTTTACTAGATCCAGCATCATACTTGCCAATGACTGGTGCACCCCTAGACATTAGATTGAATGAAATTTCAGTTAATCCTTCAGCAGTGAGATTATCACTGTAATTACTGATAACAGCATTAAATCCAGTAAAGTCATAAATCCAATTACCACTAGAGCCATTTGCTTGTCCTATCTCTTTCAAGAATTCAATATAAATCTCATAATCTTTATTATACCTAGATTTTTCAATTAACTTAAAACCTTCATCATAATCACCACAGAAAACAGGAGTAGTAGAAGAAGTCTTCCTCTCACTGTCTTTCATGAAATAAGACGTGACATTAGCTTGAACAGATGATCCAGTGATCACCGAATCACTCCAACCATCATCTCCTAATAACCTGAACTCTTGATTATTGTCATTGACACTAAAGCTGACATTCCTCAAACCTTGCATTTCAATATATTGAGTACCAGACGCAAGCGTTGGTAGAGTAATGAGTCCAGCATCACTACGAGTAGCAAAATATCGAGCTGGTGGACTTAATTCGACAGCACGGACCAGGGTGCGGTGTGCTTTATGAAAAGACAGCCCAATGGCATAATCGGCCATAGTTTTAAACTCCTTAGGGGATCGTGGGGGTCATAACGGCCCCGCGGATGCGGGCCGTCAAAGCCTCAAAAGTGGCTTCTGTCCGTGGCATATAAGTGGTTTGGTCACGGGGGAAAGTTTGTGCTAGTCGACGTTGAATATCTAGGAGTGATACTTTCATTTGCACTCCTTCTTTATACCCATAATTGGTGAACCTGACAGGCCATGTTTCAATTGAAATCAATGACCCATATCCTTCTGTAATCACTTCAGGAACATCATCAATCACACATTCAATTCCTTCTATCTCCCAATTTGATGGGACCATCTTCTCACCAGCAACAAATACTGCTGGAACAGAAGTCGTCTTTGTTGCATATTTTATAATATACTTACCAGGCCATTCACTTTCTCGTTTCTGCTTACCATAACTATCACGTATTCCAAGGATGTGAGTTTCAATCGTCTGTCTTAACTCAGCTACCCTAGGATAATACTTACTCATTTGCTTTCACTCTCTTTTATCGCTTGAGTTAAAAACTCTTTGAACTTCTCTGGTGCTTCCTTTAGTGGTCCTTTGGTCCAGGGGCGTCCTGGAAATCGTTGACCATCTAGTCCAACACCTCCTTCATGCACCTGCTTAGCATATTCAACAGGCCAAGAAAATTCAATCTTGCCATCTTCTCTTTGAACACGAGTCTGACTCGCTCGTAATCTACCAGTATCAACAATGTCTCTTACTTTTGGTGGTGTAGGAAAGTCCCATTTGACAGCAGATATTTCTTCTGTAAAACGAGAGTCTAACCAGTTATTAAGCTGTTTGACAGCTTTCTCTTTTGCTTCTTTTAACTTTTTATCTAGCTTGTCTTTAGACATAGCCTGGACCTCCTACTTTACGAAAAGTACCATGGATCTCTTGTCGTATGTCTTTGTAGAATTTACTGAACATACTTAGTGAGAATGTTAGTTCAAATCTACCTTGC